CTTAACCGCACATTTGGCAGACCTGTTGATGGTGAAGACCCACAGCATGCAGTTGATATACTACAAGACCAAGTTAATCAGTGGATGCAGAATTGGGTAGAAGTTATCAACCAGATATGGGATTTAGACCAACAATTCGGTGATGACGAGAAGTTCTTCCGTGTTATAGGGTCCAGAGATGCCCAAGCCATGCAATTCATACGTAATGCAGGCGTAGAACGTGTCGATTTCTACTTTGATTATAGTCTATTGAATGCTGATACGGCTAAACTTATAGAAAACCTCGCCATGTTAGGTGATACAGCAGCTAAATATGATAAAGGTGGCACATTTGATTTTGACGAGTGGCTTAAGGCTATGGCTGGAGCAATGGATTCTTCATATGCAGATAGATTTGTACGTTCTACGCAACAGGCGACTGAGGAAGAAGCACGCAAGACACAGGAAGATATAAGCAAGATGGTATCAGGTCAGGTGGTTAATGCCCCTGAGAATGCTAATACTCAGCTACGTATGCAAGTTATAGAGCAATGGATGCAAGGAACAGAGGATATTCCTGCTGAAGATGTGCAACAAATGCTACAGAACTCACCACAGGCACAAGCCCGTATCCAGAAGTATATCGAGCAATTACAGTTTCAAGACACACAACGCCAAAATGCCCTCATAGGCAAACTAGGCACAACACCTGGTAATTCCGTCCCTAGCGCATAATGGCAAAACGTAAAGAATCCCCTGAAGACGAGTTCCGTAGCTTAGTTGACCGCATGCATAATTGTGGAGACTTAAAAGTCTTAAATGACTTTATTACGGAGTTACGTGATGACTGTAAATATCGCAGGTATGACCCTGAGACTATTGCAAGCCCCCAAGCCCTTACCTCTGTATCTGGTGAAGAATTGGCATATGATAACATCCTCACTGTTATCGCTAATTCATTAGAGAATTAACCCCTCAGTAAATAGGGGGGTAAATAAACCACTCTATGATATAATACCACCGTCTAAAGTTCTGTACACTTAAAAATACTGGTATATGATAAATGAAATTGAAGGTGATTCTGTGACCGAAAACGCAGTAGAGGATCAGGTGTCAAACCCTGTACTAAATGAACACAGTTTAGCCAAGATGTTTATGGCAGAGACCGAAGCGGATACGCAGGAGGAATCTGAAGTAAATAACGAAGTTGAGCAGGAAGCATTTGAAGAACCTGAAGTTGAAGAACCAACTGAAGAATTAGTCGCTGAAACGGATGAGGATATGCATGCGGATTTCAGAGAAGAAGAGGCTGAGACTAAGGAAGAGGAAGCAGAAGAAGGGGATGTTCTTTCTAAACAAGATAAGAGTTTGAAGAAGATGCGGAAACGTATCGACAAGGCTACTAAGCGATTTAAGACTGCTGAGGAGGCGATCCAATCTAAAGAAAAAGAGATTGAGTCACTAAAAGAGCAACTTTCAAGCAAAGGTGAGGCTAAGTCTTCAGGCGAGCAATCATTCAAGGATATTACAAGTGAAGCTGACAGCATAAGCGACCTACAAGCCGTTTATGACAAAGCAGAGCAAGCAGAAGAGTGGATCGAGGATGCATTAGACCAGTTAAGAGACTCAGGAGAGGATAGCTTGGTAGTTAATGAACGTGAATACTCTCGTCAGGAAATAAAGTCATTCCATAAGGAAATTAAACAGGCTTTAAAGAAAGATATACCTGCTAGAGCTAAGATGCTAGAACAACGTCAACAGTATGATGAATATGCGTTGAAAGAGTTCCCATTCTTAGGAGATCCAGAGAGTGATGGTTATAAACAAGTAGAGACTGTGATGCAGAACAGTGCCATTTCAAATGCGTTTGATGGGTTAGCTGAACAATCATATATCTACGGTCTACTCGGTGAAGGCTTATTATCACGTAATGCACGACAAACTCAACAGTCTCAATCTGGGATGGATAAAACCAAGGATACGGTTAAGAAGCCAGTATCAACTCAGAAAGCTCCAAGCGTACCTTTTGTTAGGTCTAACGTAGCAGGCACTAGGAAGACATCAAGCGAGAAGACAAATCAAGTAAAAAGAGAAATTATGAACCGAAAGTCCATTGGGACTAGAGAATTAACAAAGCTGTTCATGTAACAGCGCAATACATAAAATATTATGGCACAAGCAGAATCATTTAATGTGGTGAACAACAAGGAAGACCGTATGGATCTTCTTACTATTGTATCACCTGAAAAGACTCCTATACTATCAGGAATGCCTAAAACACGGGCACAGTCAGCAACTCTTGCAGAGTGGTTTACTGATGATTACGATAACGTAGAATTCCCTGGGATTAAAGAAGGTGAAGACCAAACAACACACAGCGATAAGACAGCTAATCGTGAAGCTATTGGTAATCGTTACCAAATCTTCCGTAAGGATTATGCGGTTACTGACATCCAAGAAGCGGTAGATACTGCTGGCGTTGGATCAGAAGAAGCTAAAGCAAAAGCAAAGTCTATTGCTGAGTTGAAACAGTCTATGGAAGCAGCTATTGGATCTGATAACGATCTTCAAGTTGGATCTGGATTAGTACCTTCACTTATGCGTGGTCTTGGTGCTTGGGTTAATAACTCAACATCTACTATTCCTAGTGCAGTACGCACACCATCGGCTTCAATCGGAACTACTAGTTCTTTGACTGAAAGCGGATTCAATGATGTTCTTCAGAGCGTATTTGATTCAAGTGGTGTTGTTCAGAACATGAGCTTATTTGCTGGATCAGAGCTACAACGCAAGATCAGTAACTTCACTCGTGCAGATGCAGTAGCTACTCGTCAGCCATTCACTGTTAATAGTGATCAGACAGACCGTGAGATCGTATTCTCAGTTCAGTTCTATCGTGGTGACTTTGCTAATGTTCAGATCATCAGTGATCAGTTCTTAGGTCGTGTTACAGGTGGTGGACAGACTACTCAGTCTAAAGCACGTGGATACCTTCTTACAGACGAGCACGTAAGTGTATCAATCTGGCAGGAGCCTCAAATTCAAGAACAAACAGACAACGGTGGTGGACCTCGTGGCTTTGCTAAGAGTCGTGGCACACTTTGTGTTAAGAATCCTCTTGCACTCGGTAAGTTTGCTTAGTCTGAAGTTTAATATCTAAAATAGAAAGAAAATATCATGGGTGTATTAACACAAGCAGCACAAAACGGGTGGACACACGTTAAAACTATCAAGTTTGACGATTTCACTGAAACAGTATCAGGAACAGAGGAAGTTATCTCTTGTTTCACAGTCCCTAAAGATTCAATCGTTGAAAAAGTAGCTTACTTCCTAGTAACTAACTTTGACGGTGCATCTTCTACTGACCTTACTATTGAAGTAGGCGATTCAGCAGATGACAATGGTTATATCGCAGCTACAATTATCCACGAAGATGCTACTGAAGTATCTAGTGCGATCAATAGTGGTGCATATTTCAATGATGGAACTACAGACAATACCGTAAATGGTAAAGTTTGGGATGGTGCATCTGATACTACATTGACAGCTACATTCAACCCTACAGGTGATTCATTGACTGATTTCACAGCAGGTGAGATCCGTATCATGGCACAGATTACTGATTTAAGTTTATCAGTTTAGTTCGTATCGTTATTCAAGAGGGGTGGGGTTTATTCCCTGCCTCTCTTACCTTTTTACATGGCTAATATAATAATACCAAAGTTTCCGAAGAATGTTACACAGAAGGCGTGGGATCAGTTTTACCGCTGGACTCAAGATGAGCAGATGGCTGATAAAGTTAAGTCTAACTCGTATCTTGAGCTTGTTAAAGGCAATAGCAAAGAACAGGGCCACCACAGGAAGGCCATAGATGGCTTAGGCGAGTGTTACGCAGAGATGGATTCTCGTATGTATCATCGTCAAATGCAGAACGACCCTGATTTCTGGAAAGATCCAAGTAACCATAAGAAGTTCTTTAAAGACAATTCTAAATATCTGAATGAAGGAATGAAAGTTTAATGGCATTAACAACCACAGTTCAGAAGATTAGAGATAAATTTGCAGGCTTATGTGGCCTGGATAAAGACAATATAATTACAGATGATGCAGCAGCGTTTCTGGAATTTCTTAATTTAGCAATAGATGAAGTCTGGCTACAGGCTGAGTGGCCCTTTGTTATGCGTATTATCGCAGAGCAGACAAATGCAAAGGCATTCGTAGACCTATCATCTAACACTGGTATCAGCGAGGTCGTAAGAGTCTATGATGTGCATCCTTATAATGCAGTCTTAGGTTCAGTAATAGAATACAGCGATTTCCGTAGAGTTGAGGATGCTGATACCGATGGTTTATATGTTCCCGATGCAGGAGCAGCAACAGCAGTAGCAGTAACAACCCTGACAAGCTCAGGAACGACCGCTACATGCACTACAACGGCTGTACATGGCTTAGAGGCAGGTCAGTCCGTAATCATAGCAGGAGCAGGCGAGAGCGACTATAACGGCACATTTGAGGTAGTTACAGTTACTAGCACTACAGTGTTTACATACACGATGGCTGCCGACCCTGTAGATACAGCCACAGGCACAATAACGTCAACTAAGGCGACAGTATTTTTAGAGCATAGGATAGCAACACCAGTATATACATTGGTTACTGATACTCCACCAAGGAGGTTAGAAAACTACCTAGCTTATAAGACAGCAGCTACATGGTATTTAGGTGAGGGCCAATTTGATAAGGCTAACCAAATGACAGGCTTAGCTGAGAACACAATTTTAAACGAAAAAGAACGCCTTGAGCGTCAAATGAGTCAACAACCATCTCAACGTGTTGGGGTGAGAGTATCAGGAAGAGTATAATAATATGAATAGCAATATAAACAATTTAAGTAACAGCTTAGTTCCGACTAAGGATAACGCAGGCACAAGTATACCAAGTCAGTCTAAGGCTGTATCTAGCTCATCTGTAGCCCTAATAGCAACACCACTAAATAATGCGACTGACATGGTTGCATGGACAGTGATGGATGCAGGTATCTATGTAACATTTGACGGCACAGCAGCTAGCTCATCTAATGGTCATTTGATAGCATCAGGCACAAGCGGTGAGTGGTCTAAGGCTACAGCAGCAGCAGCATTAGCGATACGTGATGATGCGACAGATGCTCGTGTTCAGTTTAGTGAATTCCAAACTCGCTAAGACATGGGTTTACTAGGAGAAGGCGTATTAGGCTCTAACGGCACAGGTGGTGGCGGAGGAGGTGGTGGTGCTGGCCTTAATGGAGAAGAATTAGAATTTGTCACTGACACAGGTGCAGGGTCAACCGCACTACTTGGTGGACAGAAATTAACTGATGCATCGGCTGCTTTAGATGCTGGCGGTATTAATTCAATTAGTGTTTTAAATGGTGCTAATGCAGCTACGATGGTTGCTTCTGGTCTTGAGACAATAGCGATAGGGCATGATGTCAGGGCTTTAGGTGATTACGCAGTATCAATCGGTAGTGGGGCTGAAGCCGATAATACTGGTTGTACTAGCGTTGGATACAAAGCTGGCGCAGGAACATCAGTCTCGCTAGGAATCAGGGCTACCTCAATAGGATATTTATGTGGTGCTACAGTAGGAGTAGAGGCAGTAAGTGTTGGTAGAAGTGCAAATGCTAAAGGCGATAAATCTATTGCACTTGGTTGGTTCACTGAGACTACAACAATATCAGATGGCGCAGTAGCAATCGGAGGATTAGCAGATTGCAATGGAGAGGGTTCTGTCTCTTTGGGTGGCGGTCTAGCTACGGGCGCACAAGCAATGTCAGATGGAGCTATTGCTATTGGTGGAGCTATTGGTGCTACCGCAGCAGCAATCGCAAACACTGGAGATAGGGCAATGGCAATAGGTTCAGGTGCAGTTGCTACGGCAGCAGATTGCGTAAGCGTTGGTATAGGAACAAACTCTACAGCAAACACATTTCAATTAAATGCAATGAAGTTGGTTGTTCCAGCGACTACAACTACTAGAGCAGGTATTAACTCTCCACATGGAACAGCACCTACAACACCCGTAGATGGTGATATATGGACTACTACGGCAGGCTTATATGTTCGTGTAAACGGATCAACAGTCGGCCCTCTATCTTAATTTAAATAAACAATATTATGGCATTAAACAAAACATTAAAAGGGCGTGGAAACGCTGACGTAACATATCACATGATACCATCTATCTCAGGGTCCAAAGACTTATCAGATGGAACATACTCATGTAATTTTAACTTAATAGGCTTTGTGGATGAGGCTACAAGAACTGCTAACCTCGGTCACCTTAGCGTTAAGAGCTATAATATGGGAGTCACAGGCGAGCAGATGGCACACATTATAGACTATCTCGGTTTATATCCTCATGTGAAGGCTAACGACCCTGATTTCACAGACGCAGTAGACGTATTATAATGAGCAAGAAATACATTATAGATGAATCCTTAGTTCTTGGGTTGCTTAAATATTTAGGCACACGTCCACATAGCGAGGTCAGAGATGGTGTAGATGGATTAGAAGGCTTAGAAGAAGCATTAATTAAAACAGATAGCGAGTAATATTATGGGTGGAATGCTAGGAGGAGGAATTTTAGGAACAGATAGCGGTGGTTCAGCGGCTTCTACAGCTATTGAGGTAGCTACAGATAAAGGCAACTGCGTTGTTGCTACAACAGAGAATATTAGCCTCTCAGACCCCTCCACATGGACCGTAGCTAATACTATTGATGGTGTTAGTTTAGTATCTAATGCAGATGCAGGGCTAGACTATATATTAGTTAAACACCAAACGGATTCAACTGAGAATGGCATTTACACGTGGAATGGCACAGGCAATGCGATCACACGATCTCATAATGCAAATGAGAGTGCAGACTTCAGGCAAGGTGCAGTAGTGCATGTTGATGCAGGAACAGTTAATGGTGATTCAATTTGGCATTTAGCTAATATCGGTAAAGGTCTTGTATTAGGCACAACGGAATTATTCTTCCGTATGATAGCGGCTGACAGAGAGACAAGTAATATTATATATGTTGGTGGTCAACATGCTACTGATACTAAGTCTAGTGGTGAGATATATAGCCACCATGTCCCTTATGCGACTGTGCAATCGGCTATGACAGCAGCTACCTCTGGTGATATATTATTAGTGCGTGATGGAGATTACACAGGAGAAGGAACTATAACTAATACTGCTGGAGTAGATGTGGTGTTAGATTATGGAGCATCTGTAACTGAAACAGGGTTAAGTATAATTGACAGGGAATTTGACCCATCTGGTAATTTAACTCTAGGTGGCAACTTAGAGGTTGAGGGTAATGTAGGTTTTTATAATACCACACCCGTAGCACAGCAAACAGGTGTCGCTGTAAGTGCAGCAGGCATCCACGCAGCCCTAGTTAACCTTGGTTTAATAACAGCATAACATGGCGTATGATAATACCATACCTATCCTACGGGAGCAAAAGAATGAGATAGTCGAGCAAGGGCTAACCTTAGACTCCATAGATAGTAAGCTAACAAGTCAAACTACAGGCGTAACACAATTAGACCAGAAGGATTTAATAATACATTTAGTATCATTACAAGAGGACTTACTAGAGGTATCAAGACAGATTTTAGAACAAATTAAAGCCCTTAGAGGGGGTGAATTTTAACATTAAAGATTATGGCGAGAATAGATTATAAAAATGACGTAACACGGGCAGTAGAAGAAGCTGAAGGTTCTGATGGACGGTTAAATGTATCATCAAGATCAGACGGAAGACCTTATTATAACTCACGAGATGAAGAACAATGCTATACAGTAGCTTTTGACTTTCAAAGTGCAGCAGCAGGTGAGTTTGGAGTTTACTGGAAGAATACAAATTCTAGCGGAAAAGATTTAGTTATCTCATCCGTTGGTATTAATTCCGTAGAAGCTTCTAGGATTAAACTTTGGTTTGTATCAGGAACAGCAGCAGGTGGAACAACATTAGTTCCTACTAACCTTAATCGTCACTCATCTAATGCGGCTACAGCTACAGCGATGGAAGGCGGTAGTGCGGCTACAGGTATCACAGGTCTAACAGGAGAAGCGTTAATTGACTTTGCATATTGTACAGCTACAGGCCATGAAGAGTTCCGTCTATCAGATAGAATTAGATTAGGTCAGAATGATGCTATTGCTATTGAGTATGACGAAGGTACTACTGGTGATTTCAGTGGTGTTATCTTTGGCTTTTACGAATAAAGATGGCAGTCCCCGTAAAGATAGCTGGCACTATAAAAGGTGGCGAGCTTAGAGAGGCAGACCTTCACCGTAGAAATGGTGATACAGGTCTTGTCGTCTTTGCAGAGGATTTAAGGGCTAAGACGCAGAAATCAGGATTTGCAATCAACTCAGATTTTGGATTTGAGATGGCTGTAGATGGTCAGTTTGGTGGAACACCTGATGTAGTGCATGTGGGTATAAGTGATGGAGTTAATTGGACAGGTAGCAATATAGTAGGTGGTAAAGGTAACTTTGATAGTGGAGATAGAGCTAATAGTGGAACAGTTAGTGTTAAGTGGGATAATATGGCCCTTAATGATATTATTGAGTTTGATAAAGGTTCTGATATAACTGCTTCTAATCATGTTGCTGTGACAATGTTTGTTAATGTAGACAAGGATTGGTCCGCAGGAGATTCTATAGAGTTATATGCGTATGACACAGGTTCTGCAACAACAGTAGGTAACTCTATAGCTATAGAGGATTATATAAATGAGTTCTCTTTTGATATTTGGCAGAGCGTTACAGTCCCATTTTCAGACTTAGGATTAAGTGATACTGATTTTGACGCTTTCCGCATGGCACATACCGCTAAGGGTGGTGGCAAGTCACCTAAGTTTTATATTGATGACTTCCAAGTTGAGGAGACAGGAACACCAGCAATATTTAAGGTAGAGCCTGACTTTAATGAGATATTTAATGTTGAAAGAATGACACTTACATTTATTGATGCACTAAACAATACCTTAGCATCAGGGACTACTCCTAGTATAAGTTATGATAAGATTCTAGGTGAGACTAAGCTTACAACAGGCATTCAGCTTCTCAGGATACAATCTGAAAGCATTAAGTTTGGAGCAATAATAACTTGCATAGGAGACTTAACCAGGGGTGGTGCAACTATTAGGGATAACTACGGAGATGGAACAAATACAGTAATATCATTTGATATAGATTTCAGCGTACCTGTTCCCTTAGACCCTAGAAGTAGAGATAGCCTGTCAATTACTATTAGTGATAATTTAACAGGACTAATAAGCTTTACTGCTTTAGCAAGAGGCTACACCACAGACTTAGATTAATGAACTTAACTTTAGATATAGATCAAGAGCAAAAGCTTAGTAGGGATTTCTCTAATAAGGTAATTGATAGTTTTAAGGACACATCTAACCCTGTTACTTGCGGTAATTGCTACTCTTGTTGTGCGCTTGATGTTAAGTGCTTCCCAGAAGAGGCTAAGAAGCTTGCTGAGATGGTTATTAATGAAGAGGTAGAGATTGATATTAAGAAGCTTGAGAATCGAGTCAAAGGCAGCAAGGAATCAAAAGATAAGTGGTGTTCATTTCTTAAAAAAGGCAAATGCTCAGTGTATGACAATCGCCCTATCACCTGTTCAAGAATGTTAGTAGTTAGTGACCCAGAGAATTGCAAGGACACAAATAATAAAGCAGTAGCACAGGTAGAACCTAAGATGCTTGATAAGAGGTGGCATGTATTGGCATCCACACACGGCAAGGTGGTTCTTCATGTAGCACTATACAATTTATTGAAGAAAGAAGGATTTGTAAACTAATGATTACATTGTTACTTAGTCTATTTGCAAGCGGAGGAGGAGTTGCATTAGGCGGTATCTTAAAAGCAGCAACAGGCGTAGTAGCATCAGGAGCACACAGGAAGGAACTAAATGTCCATAAAGAAATACTTAGAGAATCAACCGACAAGGAGGCGTTATTGGCTTTTCAAGAGGCTGTCTTTGGCAATAGTGAAGTGGGCATTTTTGCTGTCCATACTCGCAGGATTCTGGCTATTATCGGGGTGTGTACACTCGCAGTCGTCACAATCCACTGTGTCCTCTTCTCCTACGATCCCTTCATCACATTGCCGTCCGTTGCCAGTAGCTCCGAAGGAGGAAGTTGGTCAATCCTCGGTCTTATCACGATACCGAGAAGTAATGCACCGATACAGCTTACGCTTGGGCATCTTGCACTAATGAATTTAGGATCACTACAGATGGTATTAGGCTTTTATTTTGGAGGTAGGAAGTAATGGGTATTGATGAGCAGAGTATAAAGAATCAGCTAACTGATCTGTTTAAAAAGACAGACAATCACACTGAGAGGATAGCTGCTATTGAGATCATTATGGGTAACAACTCAAAGATGATAGAGGCTATTAATAATTCATCTAATGTGATGGAGAAGTGGGTAGCAGATGCCCATAGAGTTTTGTATGGTGATGAGAAGATCGGTGTAGCTGGATTAGTAAAACAACACAATAAGATGTGGGTATATACTCAGAGGATATTGATTGGTGGCGCAGTAGGCGTTTATCTTCTGAAAGAGTTAAATTTATTAGATAAGTTAGCATGAGTAGATATAAAAACAAGCAGCAGAGTATGGATGATGTTTACGTCGAGAATGGCGATAATCACTTCATGGGTTTTGACACTAGGTTACACCCTACCTTGTTGCCTGCTGGCGTTGTACAGGTATCAGAGAACATGCGCTTAGATAACCTTAATGCCACTGTGCGTAAAGGTATAGACCGTATTAGCAATGATGTAATTACAGAGGGTAATGCGCTTACGCTTCCATTTGCTTTAGGTAGTAGTATTCCTTTATCTACAATTGATGCTTATGATTCTATAGGTATTGCAACATTAACTAATGCACCTAGTCCAGCCATAACTAATAATGACACATTAGAGGTTACAGGAGCATCTGATGCAGAATATAATAGTCATTCTTCATGGTTTAGTGTTGGTGGATTAAACTACCTTTATATTTTAGATGGCACTCCTGCTAGTGACCCTGCTGTGTTAGGTTCACAAACCAGTCCAGACTTTCCATTAGCATCACCTGTAGAGGCATTAAAGCCTGGTGTTGAGTATAAGATAACCACTTATAACTCCCCTGATGACTTCACTAATATCGGTGCTAGTGCAAATCAGGTGAATGAGGTATTTACAGCTACAAGCGATGCAGAACCTACTAACTGGACAGGAGCATCGGTATTAACTAGGACAACACTTACTGCATCTGGATTACTTGGTTTAGTTACAGATGGTGTATTTGCTACATGTTTATTTTCAGATGTAGAGACTAATAAAGAGTATGTGGCTATGGCTACATCTACAAAGTGTATTCTTGTTAATCCTGACGATACAGGAAACCCTATTAATATAGCATACGGAACAGATTTAATTTTAGAGCCATCAGATGCATCAGATATAGTCCAAGTAAATAATGGCTTACTGATAAATATGGGTAAGCTTAAAAAGGCTATTGAGTGGGATGGTAATGTTTCTTCAGTGGCAGATCATCGTGCAGCAGATGTTACTGTAGCTAGTAATGTGGTAACTGTAACACTAGGTGCGACACATGACTTTCATGTAGGTGATAATATGCTTGTAAGTGGTGCTACACCATCAGACTTTAATGGAACTTTCCCTATAACTGCTATTACGAGCACTACATTTACGTATGCATTAACTTTAGGTGACCAGACAGCGACGGGGACTATATTAGTATCTAAGGTAGCTACATTTGAAGAGGTGGCTGATACTAACGTAACAGGTTTCTTGAGTATGCCAAAAGCAGACTTCAGCACATACCATCCTTTTGCTAGGTTGATTGTTCCGTTGCGTGTTCTTGAGTTAGACATTGATACATCACTTACATCAGTAGGCACTACAGCGACAGCTACAACTACTTATAATCACGGTCTACAGGTTGGTGACAGGATTACTATGACAGGTGCAGCTAACCCTGAGTATAATGGCATTAAAGAGATATTAACTACGGGTGATAAGACATATACTTACGCTATTACAGGCACACCTACATCACCCGATACTGGTGCTAGTATTACATGTGAGATAGATGTAAGAGATCAGTTTATCATATCTGATATATATGACCACAGAACATACGACCCTGTTAATAACCTATTTAGGATTAATCGTGGTGCTGCTGACCAATTAATAAGCTTCTTAGTATTCCAAGAGGATAACTTAGTAGCATTATATCAGAGGTCTATACATATCATCTCTGGATTAAACACAGCAGAGTTAAATGATAGCCAAGTGCGTCAGGTAACATCTGAGGTAGGTTGTATCGCTAGAAAGACAGCTACTATCGTTGGTAACAAAATGATCTTCTTAAGTGAGCATGGTGTTTATATGTTAGAGATCACACCTGAGTTAAACCTTAGAGGTGTAGATGTTCCGTTATCATTTGACATACAAGATGAATTTAGAGGTTTAAATTATGACTTCATTGATAAGTCTGTAGGAATATACTTTAATAACCGTTATTACATTGCAGTTCCATCATCAGGTAGTGAGCGTAATGATGTAGTTTATATTTATAACTTCCTTAATAAGAAGTGGGAGTCTAAAGATACATTTGTAGGCTCATCTAACTATATTGATAATTGGGTTATATGCCAGAAGGACGGACAAGATAGATTGTTTGCTTCATCAGTTGAGGGTGCATTGCAGTTATATGAAGAGTTAGAGCTTGATGAGATCCCTATAATTGAGGCAGGTCCATTTGTAAACACTGAGATTGCAGGCAAGTTGACTACACGTAGATACGTAGGTGGATCAAATAACACAGTTAAGAAATTTAATAGAGGCACAGTAAACTTTGAGGTAGGAACTTCAGATGCCTTTACAGTAACAGCTACAACAGAGAACCCTGAGACATCAGTAACGGGGCTAACTGAGGTGGCTACAGCAGATGAGGATAAACATAAGAGATTCCGCATCAATAAACGTGGCACTGGTGTCGAGTTAGAAGTCAACACAACTGTTGGCAGACCTACTATACGTAGTATCTCAGCAGAGTCTACAGAAACACAAAGAGCAAATAAATCTTTTGAATAAATAATATTATGGCAACAAATGTAACACTACAAGCAGGCAAAACGTGGGTAACAGGTGAGTCTGTAACCGCAGCAAAATTAAATACCTCACAGACAGGGGCGCAAACATTGGTCAATGACATTGATACGGGATCTAGCGTATCTAGTGGTGGTTCAGATATATTTAAACAGAAGGCAACTAATGACCTTGAGTTTAAGGGGATTGTAGGGGGAACTAATATAACCCTATCTGAGAGTGCTACTGATATTACTATTAATAATGATTTGACAGCAGCATCAGGTAGTAATTATATAGATGTTGGTAGTAAACGCCAAGCGTGGTTTACTGGAACGTCTGCTACAACAGAGACATCACAGGTAATTAGCTTTGGAGGTATTTTTTCTAGTGTAGACACTGTTTTGGTTTCTACTGATTATCCTAATTGTAATAGCAGTTCTAATAGCTGGTTTCAGCTTTGTAGTTTTACATCTGCATCAGCAACAGTCTTTTCTCAGTCTGACGGATCACTTGGAGCAGGCACACCGATCACTCCAAGAATATTAGTCATTGGAGTTCCAGTGTAACCTTGTAATTAATTTTAAACAATATAACATATAAAATATCATGGGATTATTAGACTTTTTTAGTGGTGGCGCAGAAGAGCCAGAAATGATGAGTGGCGCAGAGATGGCAAGGGAAACCGTTGGAGCGCAAGAAGTATTCTTGCCTGAGCGTGAGCGTTTACGTGAGCAGTATGGTAGCCAAATAATGCAAGGCGCATTAGGTCGTGCTGGAACAGCAAGGAGTGGCTTAAGCGGTATAGCAGCAGGCCAAGCACAAGATATATCCAGAGATCGGGGTATATTAAACCGAGGTGATATGGACATGCTTAGGCAGCAGTCACAAGGGTTTACTGGTGCTGAAAGGTTACAGGCTTTATTACAGCAACAAGCAGAGGATGAGCTAGCTTTAGGCGGTCAATTGTCTAATGAGGAGATGAGGAATGTAGATCAACTCACACAGCAAGCCACACAAAGGCAGGGAAGGGGTGCAGGAGCGTTTAACGTAGGCCAGCTAGCCCTCGGTAGGCAAGGAGCAGTAGATGCCCGTAAAGCTCAACGTAGGCAGTTTGCTGGACAGACAATTGGTAGTGGGCTAGCGGTATCTAATCCGTTACAAAGGATAATGCAACAGAACACAGCAGCAGCAGGGAGTTTACCGCAGAGGTTAGGGCAGACTTTACAGTTTGCAGACCAAAATACAGTAAACTTTGACCCTATTAACCAGAATGTAGCTAATGCGGCACAAGCACAGTTTGCGGCTGACCAAGCACAATACCAAGCTGATAGAAGCTTCCTACCTGATTTAATAGGTGGTGGGCTAAGTATGGCAGGATCTATCTTTGGTGGACCAGCAGGAGGTATGCTTGCTAGTAAGATATTTGGCGGTGGAGGCGGAGGTGCATTCCCTCAAGGTCCTGTTACACAGACAGCACCAGGCGTTACAAGATTCGGTAGATTAGATTAATAGAAAGGTTTTATTATGGCAACAATAGGAGAAGGATTAGCATCATTTGGTAGGAATTACGCTGCTGGTAAACAAGCACAGGCTAACTTGGCTTTACAGAAGGAGGCACAGAAGCTACAGAAGGATCAACTTCAGCTCAGGCAGGATATGTTTGATCAGGAGATGCTGCTGCAAACTGCTAAACAAGCAGAAGTTGATAGACTTAAGGGTGCTATACGGGGATCTCAGGAGTTTATAAGGAATATGGAGGCTAAGAAATCAGAAGCCGTTCCATTTATACCTGATGAAACAATGGATATTCAGTCAATGAAGATTTCTACCCCTGAAGTTGCTCCATTAAAACAAGGCCAAGGGTTAGAGTTTGGTGCTAAAGGTGTATCTAGGGCTGATAGCTTTATATCTGATATGGTTAAGGACTCTGAAGCAACACCAACATTATCTCTAGGAGATGTGCCAGAGGGAGTTACACAAACATTTGGCACACTGCCAGAGATAGCCAAACCTGAAAGAAAGTCAGCAATAGATTTTGCATTAAACACTGTTAGAGAATCCAAGAAGAAAGACTTATTGCAACGAGCTAAGTTTCATGGACTTAATTTCTTCCCTACACTATTTGAAGCAGGTGGTATAGTTGTTGATAAAGTTGAAGGTTTATTAGGTTTATCTGATAGTGAGTTTGTTAAGGCTACTAAAAAGCTTGAGAAGGAGTATAAGGCAGAGAGATTAAAGGAAGAAGGCAATGGTAAGAAAAAGGAAAAACCTGAACCTACACCAGAACCAATAGATCAAGGGTTGTCACTAGATCAAATGTCTAAAGGTGGATTAGAAGGTGTCCCTGAATTAAAAGCACAAGAGGATGTGTCATTTGTAACTGAGAGGGGCCAAGATGCTGTAGTTGCTGTATTTAAAACAGATGATGAGATTGCACAAGAGGTTGAGCAAGGCTTATTAAATATTGATGGATTCCTAGAATTACCACAAGCTACACAGAAGGGTATTAGAGATGCTGCTTTTATGGCTAGAGATGAGCGTAGGGCTAGAGAGATGCATGAGGCTACTGTAGGCAATACAAAGGCAGATATAGCTACTAAGGAGATGAAGTTAGCGGCTAGTGAAGCTGAGATGAATAGGATGCGCATGAGAGGTGGAGCACCTGAAGAGGATGCACATAAGTTGCGCTCACAATATCATGGTTTAAATACTATTAGAGATTACAATACTGTTCAGGCTGCATTTGAGAAGATTAGGTTCTCAGGCGACCCTAAAAGGACACCAACAGCACAAAGCGATCTATCATTAATCTTTGCATATATGCGTATCTTAGATCCTAATTCCGTTGTTCGTGAATCAGAGTTTAAGTTAGCTGAAAATGCTCAAGAGTATTTCGGTAAGCTAATTGAGAATGGTGAGCTTACAGATAGAGAAATAGGAATGTTGCCGATCATCAAACAACAGCTTGAGCGTGTTCAGACAGGGCGATTATTACTTGATAGCAGTAGGGACAATATGGTCAAGGAGGCTGTCGGTGTATTTAAAGGACAAGTTACCACAGCAGTAAAGGGTATTAGGCAATACACAGACTTTGAAGATGAGCAAGGCTGGCGTAGTGGTACAGTTGTACCAGTAGAGGATAGGGCTTTATTGAAAAGCTTTGATAATGGCACACTATTAGGCAGTATGACAGATGCACCTACAGGTGAAACACAAGTTGGTCGATTCACAGTTAAAGAAATAAAATAATATGCCACAATATCAATTAACATCACCAGACGGAAGAAGTGTTATAGTTACAGGCGAGAGCGCACCTAGTGAGCAGGAAGCTGAATCTATATTTCAATCAATGGGCGTTAGTGATAAGGTCCAACGTCAACCCAAGAAAACTGAAGCATCAGGATATGCTAAACAGACCTTTGAGCAATTCAAGAATCAGGCTAAGATTGATTCTGAGAAGTCATTAGGTGAACAGTCATTAGAGTTTGGTGCTGGTGTTGGTAGAGGTATATTGCAGATGGCTCGTATGGGTGCTAATGCTGTAGGTGAAACATTTACTGCGGCCCAAGAAGGTGAATGGGGTAAGATTGCTAAAAGCTTACCTGAAGGTGTAGCTAAGGCTGTATTTGACATAGGTGAGATGGGTGAGGCTATTGGTGGCCGTATAGGTGATCAGTTTGTAGGTGATGAAGAAGCATTGCAGCGACAGTTTGCTAGATTCCAACAAGACCAATTAGATGCCCAAAAGAGGCAGAGAGGGTTTGTATATACACCAGAAGAGACTCTACATAATTTAACAGAGACAGCAGCGATATTTGGCGACCCTACTAATCTTATAGGTTTAGGTGTAGCTGGTAAATTAGGTAAGGTATCTAAGTTAGGTGCTGTAGCAGAGAAGACAGGTGCAATCCTTGATGTACCATCTAGAGTTGTAAGGTCTGGCTTAAAGGGTGGAGTTAAGTTGGGTGCTAAGGGTGCTGAGATAGGCTTTAAAGCGTCTAGGATTCCCCTGAAGATACTTTCGGGTGCTGGTAAGGGCACAGAGTTCATTGCAGGAATACCAAGGCGTACAGTGGCTGCTGTAATAAGTAAATCATTAGGTGTAGCTGGAGGTTCTAGGTCATTAGGTGGTTTAACTAAATTAGGTGGTATTGCTACAGGTCCAACAGGTGCTAGCTTAATAGCGGCTGAGGCATTAGGTGGCGTAGCTGCTAAGTCAAGTAAATTAGGTTTACAAGCTGAAAAGGTATTGCATATATTAGGTGACCGCAGTAGGCAGGCAAGATTTATAGATGAGGTATTATTGGACCCTACAATATCAAAGTCAGTCAAAAAAGGCGTAAAGCTTGCAGGACTTGGTGGAGGTAGAGCCTTAGACCTAGCGTTTAATTCTATAGCTAATGGGGTGACTACAGCCACACTACAAGGTATTTTAACTAAGATGGCTACAGATGACCCTGGAATGATAGGTGAAGCTGTAGGTGCTGGTGGATTATTTGGTGCTGCTATTCCCGTAGGACCAGTCCAAAGTAGGTTGACTCCAGAGCAATTAAATGGTGTAGCCCGTAAGCGCATTGAGAATTGGGCTGAGAAGCAACAAGTAGAGAATTTAGGTAACATGTCTGCACAGGATAAGACTATGATTACAGCATTAGCATCAGGCGTAAACAATATGGATATACGCTTAATGGATGCAGATAGCTTTAACATGTTCTATGAGTCTGAAAAGGGTGGTGTGAACAAAGATAATACTGCTACTATCATTGATGATGATGGCGTAATATGGGTAAACTCAGACCATAAAAACAGTAGTCCTGAGATTATTAAAACAATGACTGACCGTGTTGGTGAGGATTACCTTGATGCTAACCCTGATGCAATGGATTCAGTGGTTAATTCATTCCTCGATGATGATGGCATAGCTTTAACACATGCTAATGGCGATGAGGTTAAGGTTGGTGGAGACTTCGGCAGGGAGATAGAGCACTACAACAGCCAGCAGCCTGATGGTGCTCAGATAACAACTACACAGCAAGCGGTGCAGAAATACTTAGAGATCCAAACCACTTCATTGTTCAATAGAAATAACCCTAAATTCATTAAGACTTTACCTGTTGAAATGCAACAAGTGTTACGTGATGTATCACATTCAGCACTAGGTAAGATTGGATTAGTTGATTCATCTGGTAATGGGTATGTCGGTAAAGATGTACCTGTTGCACTGAAAGGTATGGCTAAGAATAATGAGATTAAGCAGGGTATAAAGAATTTAGATAACCTTAATAAATCATTACAAGGCGAGCAGGTATTAACACTTAAACAACAAGCGGCAGAAGCAAATAGAACGCTTAAGGCTAAGGAGAGGGCTGCTCAACTTAAGCAACGTAAGGCTGAGAAAGACCAACGTGCTAAGGATGATATTAAGCGTAAGGATGATATTGCTAAGGCTAATATATCTAGGAAGCAGATGATATTTGATAATGCTGAAAAGATCAGGAATGAGACAGCACAAGGGAAAATTGATAGGCTTGATAAAGTAACTGCTAATAAAATAGCTAACAAGTTTAAGATTGAGGAAGATAACCAATCTAGGGCTAATAGAAAGTTTATTGAAGATCAAGAATTGCGCTTAAAGAAGGATAGGATCAAGCAAGATATAGCTAAGGCTAAAGAGGAGAAGAAAGCTACTAAGAAGCTTGAGAAGGAGTTAGAGCAAGCTGAAGCTGAACAAGCATTCAATGATGAGTTACATAGGTTAATAGATGAAGTTAATCAGGATATAGCCATACAAAAGGTTAAGAATGAAGAACTCAGAATCCAAGAGGAGAATAGGGCTAAGGAGAAGGCTAGGGCTGAAGATGAGGTCCATAGGTTACAAGCTGAAGCTGACTTAGATCAATTACAGGGTGATTTAGAATCTATTAGAAGACGTATCATTGAGGAGCAAAGGAGTGTCCCTAATAAGGATACTGGACGTAAAGAGAGGGATAAGGTCAGATTTCAGACAGCTGCTAAACAGAACAAAGGAATTAATAAGGCTCGTATTGTTAAGATGCCTAATGGTAATTGGCAGTCTGTCGATGGAAGGCAACTAGGCAAAGTAGAAGGTGCTGTTATTGATGCACACGCTAATGACCATGCATACAAGCTACAAGAGTCTGTTGATGACCTTACACCTGTCCGTATTGATGCGGTAACTACAGGCGCAGAGAAGGGTGCTGAGATAGCCCCAATCAGTAGCACTTACTATGTATTTAACTTTAATGTGCCTGCTGGCAAGAACACTAAGACTAGGGTTACAACACACTTAATTGATACTAATGTAATGGCAGCTATGCATGGGGCATCACTAGCTGATGTAAAGCAAGCTATGATTCAGGTTGATGCATTCTACAAGAAAGGTGGTAATGCAGAATCAATACTTAAGTCAGTGGACTTTGAGAATAATATAGTAGTTAAGGCTATGAGAGATGATGACTCTTTAAATATTACTAAACCTAGAAAAGAGCTAGGCACAGAAAAGAGCAGAGAGGCAGACATTAGGACTAGAAGTGGAAGTGAAGTTTTTAAAGCTATCGACTTTCACAATATGGTTAATGTCATACCTCTACCTGATCCTTTTTAAAGTTGAAACACACACTCAGTAAACAGTGGAACTTCTGTAGCTTCACCATGCTCATCTTTCCATTACTGCTTAATGTGATCCCACCTTTTTCTCCTAACAATTAAGCTTATGTTAGTTCCTGTAGTATTATATATCCTGCCAATATCTGCGTAACTATAATCACTAGACTTATGTAGTTTTCTTATGTTTATGACATCATGCCCTTTGAGCTTTGAAGATCCATTTGTTTCCCCGAAATTTCTAGTCCCATGCTCTATCTGTCTGCCTATATTATCCTTATGAGACTCCCATATTAAATTATCTAAACTATTATTATTAGGGTTTCCATCTATATGAGAACCCTCAAATCCTTTTGGGCAAATTCCTTTAAATGCTTCTAATACCGCCCTATGGGTATAGAGCGTCTTACTGACTCCTTGATAAGTCATGGTAAACTTAACCCTAAGGGTATGTTTAGTTATGGGTGATTGCCTTATTATTTTTTCTGGCAAGACACGTGGAGTGTTATTTTTTCCATCAACAATCCGCTTTAGACTCTTTACCCTGCCTAGATTACTTACTTGGTATAAGCCCTCCCAGTCAACCACATTTTTCCATACTTCCTTCATATTTAATCTCTCTGTTAAATTACTTTCATTAATATTATATGGCAGGCGGTGAAAGTTTCCGCTTTTCAGGAGCTACCCTAGCCACATATAAAGATAATCTACATTTCTAGCATGTCAACACTTTCTCCGTACTTGTCCTTAAATGCTTGTGTCTGTGAGTCTAAATCAAAGACAACCTCTGCCTGTATCCTACCCACATCTAAGGGTGCTATATGCTCAAATGCCCTCATTGATAGGTCAAGGTCAGTCTTATGGTCTGATCTGTCCGTATTAACGACAACCACTTCCTCGCCACCCCATCTAACAGTTAGCTCAGTCCCTAAGGGATAAAGCCACGAAGCGCATGTGAAGGCGTGAGGGTCAAAAGGTTCACCACTAGCTGTCAAGTTTCCTGCGTGATCATCGCCATACCACGTCACCTGAGCAAGGACTACTATTACTGCTGTATTAAATGTCATATTGTTTTTTTCCTTTAGTATTAATTGCAGGTTCCCAACCAAATCTTTTTTCACCCTCTTTCCTGCACTGTATAGCATCGTTAATATTATCAAATAAACCAAGATGGTAGCTCTTTCTTTTATGCATAATTCTAGCTTGCCATTTATTGCATAAATCATTCCACACTATACCCCGATGTCCGCTATTATTAGTCTTACATGGACCCGAATTTCTAGCGTTCTCCATATTGCTAAGGAATCTTAAATTTACCCTTCTATTATCTAATTTAGCACCATCTTTATGGTCAACACATGTTCCTTTTTTAGCATTCATGATATGCCTATGCATAAATATATTTGAGGTAGATCCATTTTTTTTCTCCTTTACCGATGCACCACGACAAGCATACCCTGCTCCATTCTGGCGATACCATTTATACTTAGATAACTCCTCAAAGTCATCTGCATCCACAAGTGCTGTGCCCTTATTATTAGCAAGCTGTATTAATCTATAATTAAAGTCTATTTTCATAATTAATATATCATTGTTGCTTGTTCAAAATCTGTGTTAATCAAAGGTCTTACTTCCTCTGCTAGCTCTTGTCTTGCCTGATGCGCTTTACCACGCAGGAAAGGGTTATGTTCTTGTATCTTACGTCTACAGCGACTCATAGACTCATGGCTAGGTAATACCTTCTCCTCTTGTAGCTTTGATATAGCCTCATAGGAGTAGCCATTAGTATCATGTGTCATACTGATTACAGCCCTAAATAGAGCGTTATCATTGTCCCTTGTGCGTGGGTTATCTTCTAGTGCTTTTATTACTTTATCTTGTGTATTCATTTTAGTCTATGTTTAGTTTTGATTTGGGTGGAACAACTGAAGCGACTAGCCAAGGATTGGTTATTAGGAGTTATATTAGTCGTTAATCTGTTGTTCTGCTATTCGGTCATTTGGATGTATTTATATCAATGGTTCTTCTATTCGGAGTTCCTTTGTTTTTTAGTAAGTGCTCTAACCACTGAGCTAATCCCCCATAGAGCCTACTTAAATAAGCTCTAAGGGAGATGAGGGATTTGAACCCCCGACCAATTACGCTATTATTTACATATCCAAAATGTATGTTGAATTAACTGTCAACGTCAGCTTGCAACGAGAAACCGATTTCTCTACGGTTTAAAGGTACCGAGCAACCTTGCCCTACACGCACCACTCGCCTCAATTGTTCCACCCAAATCATAGTTATTATTCTGTGAAGTCTGCCATTACTGATTCCTGAACCTCTAGTATAGTTGTCCAGTTTGCTTGTTGTATAGCTGAATCTACTAAACGAAGTTGACGACAATGCCAATCAAATTCTCTAGTTACTTGACTTGCTGTAAGTTTAGGCACTTGTGCAGTAATATCATCTACTGAGTCAGTGACCTGCTGTCGCCTTACCTTAACTTCATATAAGTCTGCCTGTTTAATTGATTTAAGGGTATCTACTTTACCCTGTAGTTCTTTCCTTCTTAGTAATGCTTCTGCTAATTTTATGTTCATATCGTTATTATTTATTTTATGCTTAGTTTTATTATCTTCTGTTCATGTAAAAATAGTAGGATAGCGGCTGCATCTGCTGTGTGGTCCTTAGCCCACTTATATTGATACGGGTATTTGAATCCTATAGTTGTCAGTTTGCGCTCAACTAGCTCCATAATCTCATACTTATCAACAGCCCCCTTAGCCCTTACAAGGCGTTTTAACTGTAGTGGGGTAACCAAGGTAACAGGGATGCCTAGAGAGTAGGTTACAGAGGCTAATATAGCCACTGAGGATGCCATGCTCTTTACTGCATTGGATGATTTCCCACCGCCTGTTGGTGACTCAGCATATATATGTTCAGGGTTCCATTTGTTGATAACGAAATCAAGGTGTTCTGCTAAGGTCTGGCAATCATCAAAATGCTCTAATGCCTTTGAAGCTTTAGGTGTTTTCATCACCCTGATACAGTCAGTGGCTACGATTTGTTTACTATCTAAGTCATATACTACAACACCCGTAAAACGGTATCCGATGTCTAATGCAATAATAGTATTCATAGTCACTGACTGCTCCCTTGTTGTTTGTATCTCGCTCTGAGTTTTTTGAACTCAATAATCGCTTTGTCGAGCCTAGCCTTAAGGTGTTTGTTCTCAGCCCTAAGGAACTCGTTTTCTTGATCAGTAGTCATTAGTAAATCTGTAGGTAGCTTAGTCTCATGTAATGTAAAACCATGTAGTCCTGCATTAGTCAAGGATTCTTTAAAACTTTCTACAGTATTCTTCATTTATCCTTTTTAGGTTTAGGTTTCTCAGGGAAAGGCCAGTTAGACCTCACCCTGTCTGCATCCTCATTTCTACGTTTAGAACCCTTACCCATACTACTTCTCTTTCTTTTGCTTATTAATATTGTTCATCAGGTTTGTAAGGGATAACATCTCACCAATGTAGTCTCCCCTTTCACAAGCTAGGTAAAAGGATAAGCTTAAATCGCAGTAAGCCTCCTTATGGTATTCGTCAGTAGTCTTTTTATAATTAGCCATATTTACATCCAGCTTGGTAGTGTTACCTTAATTACATCTGTAGAGTAACTAGGCCACTCATCAGTATTAATACACTCATCTAGCTTACGCAGATCCTTCTGGTATTGTGCTCTACCTAGCTCTATACATTCCTCATCTAGCTCAAACACACTCACAGCGTAAGGTGCTTCTTTCTCACAGACGACAAATACAAAACGGTTAATATCTAACCCTTGTTCTCTTGCTAAGTCTATATAGTAGGCAGCTTGCTTATGGTAATTGAATTTAAAGATAGATGATTGAAAACCTTTAGCAGAACCATCAGTGGTAGTCTTATAATCAATAATCATATTAGCATCTTCACAGATACGGTCCAACCTACCACGCTTCATAATGTTAGTCTCTTTACAGATAGAGTAGATGCTTTTCTCATTTACCCCATTCTGCTCCATAAGACTATTAGCTAGTTCATTATTACGGACAGCATTAGCCATGTGGTTAGCTTTAAACATATCATCTTCTGATACTACTACCTTGCCCTCTGAGTGCGCTAAGAACTCAGCATACTCAGCCTTACCTGCCTTTGTACGTCTATCTACCTTGGGTGCTACAGCGTATTCTTCACTGAGTCTGTTAGGCTCAAGTAATACACAGTGCGCTAGGCTGCCAAACTTCATAGCTGGTGTTTCCTCTGTAGGAGTGCCTAGTGCATGTTGATAATGCTTTGGTGATTTCTGGAATTTATCTAGTATTGATTTACTTACTCCAGGCGAGGAGTGGTATTCTTTTTCAGGGACATCAAAGATGCCTTCATCTTGTGTTGGTGTATTCATATTAGTAGTTCCTCCAAGCGTTCATGTTTTGTGTTTCATAATAGGTAGTCTGTGCTCTCTGTAACCTTCTATCCTCTGATCTGCGTCTATTCTCCTGCCACCTTACATTGAACTCTTGCATAGCCCTTCCTAAGTTATAGTGGTTATTAGGAGTGCCACAGCCTGTAAGCATGGCTAGTATCATTAGTATCACTATTGTCTTCATGTTATTTGTCGCTTGGGTTGATTGGTTCCTCGTAGCCACCGCCTAGACCTAAGTCATGTGGCGATGGTTGATTAGTTTTAGTTTTGCTCATATTATTTACCCTCCTTAATTAGCCAAGCGTTGATCTCTGGGAATACCTTAGACCAATTATTACTAAGTGCTTTAGCGTTAGCAGATATATTTATATCCTTCTTTTTCTCAGCTAATGCCCACTTAGCTACATCACTGAACTCAAGGTCACTTTCCTTACACAGCTTCCTGATGCCTGCTACATAGTCCACTGATGGCTTTGCAGCTACCTTCTCGTGCTTGTTAGTAGCATCAGCATCCTTAGTATCATCTATGAGGAACATAGCGTTTAGAGCGTATTTACGGGCATATGAGGAGGCTGAACCGAATGCTTGGGGTAACGCCATACCGCCAGCCTTCTCGATGCCTGCCTGCGCTTTAGTGGTGTATTTAACGCCACTTGCATCTAGCTCACATATAGACTCTATATAAGCCCATCCATTAGCCTCCTTAACCTCATCTGAGATAGTTAGTGTGGCATCATGTTTAAGTAATATAGGCTTTACAGCCTCAAGTATGTCTTCACAGCTTCTGTAGTTATATTTACCGAAGTCGTTGCGTTGATTCTTTGGAGCGTGTAGCTCGTTTTGTATTTGTGTTAATGACATTTGTCTGATTGGTTTAGGATTAATTTAGAATGGCACGTCTGAGTCTTCTTCTACAGGAGCAGCAATCTCATTTGTTGAAACATTGTTAGATTGGATCTTCCAACAGTCGAGGTTATGATAATACTTCCCATTGAACTCTCTTGATGAGACATTGAAAAGAACCTGCACATGCTTGCCTACTTCATAGTTAGCCAACATCTCAATCTTATCACTACCGAATAATCCAAAACAAACCTCTGGGTTATACTTCTCACCTGTATCAATTACAAATGATTGCCTGGACCATTCCTTACCTAGTTTAGATTTACCTGTTTCTACAGATAGTATCTTAGTTATCTTTCCTTCTACTTTTAGTGTATCTTTACTCATATTATTTATTTGTTATTAGTTATCAAAGATTGTCTTTTCATCAGATTTTTGACGGCCTGGATAGCCTGGTATCTCTCCTGCCATCTCAGCCTTATCAATAATCTGCATCAATTTATCTCTGCCTTTATAATGTCCACACAGAGCATCCCACTTATGCCAGTATTGCTCAGGTAGATTAATTCGTGTTGTTATTGTTTTTGTATCTTCACTCATAATACTGCCTTTCTATCATCTAATCTTAAAAGTATATTGTGGTAGAACTGAGCATTATTATCTGAGAGAGAGTTAAAGGCTGCGTTTTCTATAACTGCTATCACTACTTCCCATTGTTTTAGTGTGAGTTGCGCTGTAGACTCTTGATCTACCTCTGGGCTATTGATAGGCTCTGTATCGCCCACAGTTGTCTCTCTGCGTATAAGGTCAATAGAGTCTGCCTTGAATCCAGTTACTTCACTTACTGAACTCCAGCCTGATAAATCAGAGTATCTTTCATCTCCTGATTTGATTTCATCTCCTTGTTCTAGGAATATATATGTCTTTTTCATTGTGTCTTTGGTTTAGTGTTAAAGCCTTTTACAAGGCTGATGGAAGCCAATGAATAGCCTTTCTATTCAATTGTCAAATTTATTTTTAATTTATTTTTATTTTATTGCTTTATATATTTTATCCCCTTAATTTATAGGAGTATTCAGATGTTTTAGTCTGATTGGTTTAGTTTGGGCTGGTAGGGTTTGTCTCCTCCAGCCCCTTTTTTTAGGTCCATGATGTAATGGTAGCATAGTAGATTTTGATTCTATTTGTCGGGATTCAAGTTCCTGTGGACCTGCCATATAACTACCCTTATATTACTACTTAATGGGTTAAAACGGGCTTAAATGGCAACATAAGGGTAGTTAGCAGGTTAAATAATCTCCTCTTGTTGTTCTGCTGCTACACCGAAAAAGCTAGTAGTGCATTTCTTAAAAGCAATACTGATCTTCCCCCTTGGTCCTTTTCTACACTTAGCCTGTATGAGTAGTATCTCCTGAACTGGTAGGTCCATTTGATCTAGTCCACTACTATTACTCATAGGGCAATGAATAAGTATAACCCTATTTGCATCCTGCTCAATAGAACCTGACTCTCTCAAGTCTGATAGCCTTGGCTGCCTATTATCTGCCTCTCCTGCTCTGTTTAGCTGTGATAGTGCTATGACAGGGCAATTATATGTCTGTGTCCACTTCTTAAGCGTCCTAGACACCTCACCAACCTGTGTAGCTCTATTATCTTTACTACCTGTGGACTGTATAAGCTGTAAGTAATCTACTGCAATAAAATCAGGGTTACCATACTTCTGAACGTGTAAGTCTAATTGACTATTCATCCGTTTAATGTTCTCTGATTTAGTGAATATCTTAAGGCGATTGTTTACGATAGGCTCTAACTGCCTTGATGTCTCAATGAAGTCTTGTATCTGTCTCTTGTTATACCGCATCATCCTAGAGTCATGTTGGCCCTCGATACATGCAAACTGCTCAATGATCTCAGAGCTAGACATCTCAAAGTTAAATAGCACACCATTTTGCCCTTGTTTAATGTTCTCCTTAATAGCTTGGTTGAGTAGGCTAGATTTACCGATACCTGGACGAGCAGCCAGTATGACTAATTCCTGCTTTCTAATGGGTCCAAAAGAAGATAGAAACTCAGCTAAATGATTCATTGAGAAATACACCTTTGGCTTCTCGCCATCTATGAGTTTTTGCATCTCATCATAGATTTCAGTGAATCCTTCCTTAACCTCATCATCAGAAGCTTGCTGAAGCGTCTCTATACGGTCTAGGAGGGCTTTACAGCTCTCATGCATAACCTTTATCTCATCAGGGGGTGTATCGTCTCTGAGCGTCTTATATGACTCATAAGCTTTAACCTCTAAATCCTTCTGCCTGATGCCTACAAACTGAGCAATCCAATCATTGAAGCCTGCTGTGGTATCAACTGCTGAAGTAGCTAATGTGAATTCATTGGATAATCCATTGTGCCACTCA